CGAGAGATTTCTTGTATTCCATAGGCGAGAGCACCCCGTTGCGGTTCAGGCGGGCGGCAATGTCCTGCGGACTCATGCCCTCCAGCTTCCACGAAAAGATGTCCCGCACGATATCTGCGGCATATTCGTCTACGATCAGATGGTTTTTATCTGCGTCGTCCTTCAGATAGCCATACACGGCAAATGCGCCGATGTACTGGCCGCTTTTGCGCTTGACCTCAAGCTGGGTGCGGACTTTCACGGAAATATCCCGGCAGTAGGCTTCGTTTATGAGATTCTTGAACGGAATGATAAGCTCGTCCGAAGCGTTTTTCCCACCAAAGCTGTCGTAGTTGTCGTTGACGGCGATGAACCGCACGCCTAAAAAGGGAAATATCTTCTCAATGTACTCGCCTGCGTCCAGATAATTTCGGCCAAAGCGCGATAGGTCTTTTACGATGATGCAGTTGGTGCGTCCCGCCTTTACGTCCTCCAGCATTTTCTTAAAGCTCGGACGCTCGAAATTGGAGCCCGTGAAGCCGTCATCAATTCTGACGGCGTATTCCCGAAGCTCCGGGCGGGTTCGGATAAAGTCCCGCAGCAGCTCCCGCTGCCCGGTGATGCTGTTGGATTCCTCTTTATCCCCGTCGTCCCTCGACAATCGGAGGTAAAGCGTGGCGTTCCAGATTTTTGTTTCCTTGCTGTTTTGCATATTGCCAGCTCCTTTCCTCCAAAATTGTACCTGCATAGTGCATAACTGTCGA